GGATGGCATCTAAAGTTCTTCCTTGTAGTTCTGCTTGTTGTACACCTTCTCTACCACCACCAAATGCACCTGCACCAACAGCTTGTGCTGCTAGTTGATTTTGCATCATTTGACCTTGTCTTGCAATTTCACCTGTTACGTATTGTTGATATGGATTTAAGAATTGTCCAATTTGTTGAGCACCTACAGGTTGAGCTGCTGCTTGTATTTGTGCGATACCTTGATTAACAGTACCAGTTCCTACACCAGTTTGAGCCGCTCTCTGAAATCCTAATGACTCTAATGCACCTGGCCCTGCAGCTTGAACATCCGGCAAATCAATAGGTCTTTGAGCGACCTGTCTTGCCATATCCATTAATTCAAGTTTTCTTTCCTCTATACCTGGGGCCTCTCTAACAAATGTTGTTTGTGTAGCTGGTGGTGCTGAGCCACCTCCTCTTGATCCGCCTCCTCCAAAAAAACTCATATTATATCCATTTCTCTAGTTGAACGTGTTTCTTTACCCATCCCCATTTTTTTGAGACTTTCTCCCAACCAGGTCTGGCCATGATACTCATACGTTTACAGTTGTTGTGTTTTGCAAAATTAGTTACTTCTTTGACTAAATTGTCTTCCCAAAATTCTCTTCTTTTTCCTGTGCAGATAACTATTTCATACTGTGCATAGTTTGGCAATTCTGCAATTCTACCTATACATACACCAAATACTTTATTCTCTTCTTGTTCATCAGAACCAAACATCACCCAACTTTGCATTACATCTTTTACAAGTTGATCATAGAACCATTTTGAATCTGCATACTTTCCAGAAAAAGCTAAAGCCTCTGACACCATAAATTCCATTAATGGCCAAAATCTTTCTATATCTTTTGGCTCAATGGGTAGTACGCTTACTAAAGGCTTAATTCGTTTTTTGTTTGCTGATGCCATTCTTCTCCTTCAATAAATCAAACACACGTTTATAACGTGCTTGTTGTTCATAGAAATATTTGGCACCTTTTTCTCTCATATCTTTTATGCTACTTGGATTGCCTCCAGCTATGATACCAGCACCTAATACTCCATCTGCTCTTGTTACAAACTCTCCGTCTGCTAATTGAGCTAACATTGTATCCTCGTCTTTATCTCCTGCTCCTGATCCGTCTTCTACATAACCTGATGCTCTTACATAATTATTTGCATCATCTTCATTATGTGAAACTTTTGATGGAAGATAGTTTATACCACCTTCATTAAATTTTCTAATCTCTGCTAAACCACCTGTTCTTAATCTTGTTTTCTCCATTGCATATGGCCCAACTCTCATGTCACCTTGATTTTTTGGATCTGCTTCTGGAATATAAACTTTTTCGTATTGTTTTTCTTGTCCAGTTGTTGGGTCTATATAGGAGTATCCAGGTCTTTGTGCAGCAAGATCTGCGTACGCTAAATTATATGTAGGTTGATAAACATCAACAGGTTTTTGATCAAAAGCACCTAATGCAAATGGTATACCACCTGCAGCTAATGCAATTTTCATTGGATCATATTCATCGCTACCTTTTTTTCTTAGTATATCTAATAAACTTCCACCACCTTTACCGTCAAGGTTTTTAGCTTTTCTTACTGCATTCATGTCAGATGCAAAAATTGCTTCTCCGCTTTGGTTCATTCCAGGATAAGCAGTTGGAGTTCTCGCAGGATTATATGCGCCTGGTAAACTTGCTAAGAAAGCTGGTTGACTCGCAGCAAAAGCTTTTGTTGCTGCTGATTGCGGAAACAAACTCATACCTGCAGAACCTAAAGTGTAACCACCATAAGCTCCTGTTGCTGCGCCTAATAACCTACCAATACCTGAAGCCCCTGAATCTTTAGCAGATTTATAACCTTTGTAGCCACCATAAGCTGCTAATGCGTAGGGTAAGAATTGTAACATTATAAATATTTTCTCCTTAGATCTAAATGATAAATATTACCATTTTACTTGTCCATTATCAACTCATCGGCAAACTTGCCAGTATAACTATGTTCGCCCACATGTGTGATATAATCGTTTATATATGCATGGCATTTACCGCCTATGTCTTTCCATAATTTACAGAAGGCAAAGTCCTCCCCTAGGTATGTCTTGTCTTCTGGGTTATGTAGGGTGTCAAAGAAGTTCCACATTTCAGGTGTCTTTTGTAGTTTTCCATTTATAAGAGTATCTTGATTAATCACTTTATTAGGATATTTCTTCTTCATTTTGTCAAATACTGATCTTTTAATCATCATGAATCCAGTTGATGAATGCGTTACCTCTATACAATTATTATTAAGTGTTATGTGATCTGCTTTAGGCACTCTCATAGGATATCTATTGAAGGCTTTACTCGATAAATCTTCAACAGTTTTAATTTTATCTTCTTTCATGTAAGTAAGAGCTTTATCCCAACACATATCTTTTAAAGGATATGGAATAGATATTACGTCTTTATCTGAATCCAATAGGTGTTTTGCTGATTCTGGTTTAAAACATATATCCGAATCAACAAATAACAAATGTGTGCATTTAGATTGTAAGAAAGCAGAAACACATAGATTTCTACCCTGTGTAACAAGAGATGATTTAAATAATTGAAACATTACATTTATCTTATTTTGCATACAATATTTCTGTAATTCTAACACTGACTGTGTGTAATGTATTGAGACCTCTGAATGACAGGGTGTGCCAACAAATATACTTTGTTTTGGCAAGTTTACTGATTTGTCTTCACGACCAAACCATATTGGTTCATGATTTTGCATTAGCAACTCCTTCTAAAAAATTTGTCCACTCTATTTTTCTTTTACTCCAAGAATAAAACTTCTTGTAAAATTTTGCTTGCATTTCTAAATGCTCCTGGCATTCATCTAAATGAAGATAATCAACTACTGAATCAATAGCATATGCAAAACATTCAGATAAATTTTTATAGTTTGTATCGTATTGTACATATACAGGCCACTCTGAGCATGTCTCATAAAGAGCCCCATTATTTGTAGTGATCATATGTAGTCCAGCAGACATTGCTTCTATTGCAGATATACACGATGTCTCTTCCCAAGTGTTAGAATAAGGAAATATATGATAATCCGTCATGTGTTCTGTCAAATAATTATTGTCATGCCATCCTTTATAATTCACATTAGATAACTCTGCTGCTTGTGCATATAAAGGTTTATATAAATCATCATTTGCTTTTTTAAATTGGTCTCCATAGATTTTAGTAGATGAATAAACATCTAATGTAATGTTTTCATTTTTGACCAACTGCATAGCCCCTAAAATAACATTCAAACCTCGCCATGGTGTTGGATGAAATATCATTTTTATAGGATCGCCTTTTTGATAAACTTTTCTAACAGGAAATTTTTCTATTGCATTTTTTATGACGGTGCACCTTTCTGTAGGAAGATTGTAAAACATTCTAAACTTTTCATAACACCAATGAGAATTGAATACATACCAATCATATTTTTTATGATTATCTTTATTTTTAAACCATGGTGCAAGATTAGGTTGATCGAATGAATTTTGTTGCCATAAAATGTTAATTTTATCTTTTGATAGAGGAATCTTCTCAGGAACTGAAGTAGTAATTTGAAACTTATCTAATAAGCTGCTATCTACATATTTGTTGAGAAGTTGAGTTTGAAGCTCAGTGCCACCAATGGGTTTCATTAGTCATTCTTACCAAAGACATTTAAAGATGCAACAGTTATATTTACACTTTGTTCTAAATCGTCTTGAGTTGTATCTGTCATTAAGTTAGCAACATCTTTGTCAAACTCATCCTTAGACTCGTAAATCTTACCTGTTCTTTTATTCTTAATAACTTCAGTAGCTTTGGCTGGTATTATAGGAACTTTTTTTCCGTCAATTATTGTGTACTTTTGATCTGACACTATATTTTTCTTTCCAATATAATTTTCGTTCTAACCTTCTGATTCGAAGATCTTGATTTTCAATTCCAAGAATTTTTCTTAAGAATCCAATCATCTTTTTTTCATATGTCTTTTTTCAGATTTATTCAATCTTTTTTTATGACGGCCAGGTCTTTTTCTATTACCACTACCCCTATAGGTATTAACCCCAAACTTAGGTGCTTTAGCCATTTTCTTGAGACCTATCTATTAACGCATAATTAATGACGCCTGTTACAACATTACTAACTGTTGCTTGAAATGTAAGTGAGTCACCTGCTTCTAGATTAAGCACATTTGTAACTGCATTTTCTGTGCTATCAGAGGTAAGTGTTTTAATAAAATATTGAAAGGTTGCTCCCGCTGATGAATCCACTAATGAACTTTTAACCTCTACGTTTGCTGAATGATCGTTTGCTATAGATATATCTTTAACAATACACACACCACTAGTTGGACTTGTGAACACAGTCTTTACTGAAGTTGTATCTAATGTAAATCCTTCGTTTTTATATTGTATTGTCATTGCATGAAAAAGTTAAAAGCTTGTTGTTCGTTTTTTATATCTTCTTGATATGTTGTATTCAATTGTGTTTTGACTGTATCTAATGATTGTATAATTTGTCTTTGGTTTTCTGATTCATATTGTTCTCTAGGTTCTGGTATTATAACTGCAATCTTTGCCATTATCTCATACCATCAGGTTGTACGTCTGCTCTAAATGTTCCAAATCGCCAATTATCATCAACATTATTATTTTCTATTTTTAAATTTGCTAGTCTTCCTCTGACTCTTGTATCAATTTTACTTGTGGTTGATGTTACAGCAAAACTTGTTGATGTAGATACAGTTGATATTGGAAAGTTTTTTGTACCTAATGTAATAGTGACTGTGCCTTCTAAATTTTTAAAGTCAGGTAAAAACCTTCTTATCTTAAGGAGAAACTCACCTTCACCACCTTGAGCGATATCAAAATCACCTGATTGTACAAAAGCAGGTATAGCTGATGACTGACCATTGAGATCTATTTTATTAACTCCTTCTTCATGTCTAAACAATGTAGTTGCTCCAAAGGTATTCGTAGCACCATTAATAATAGGGAAACTAGGTGTACCTGTTTCATTGTATTGTGTGGCTTGCGGGTTGTCGTACGTAATAGAATCAGAGTATGCTGTCCTATCTAAAGACATTGTTGCCCAAGTATTCTCAACATAGTTATATGTTACTGACCTATCGTTTTGTGAAGATCCATTAGGTAATGGTTTACCCTTCGGATAAAACCATATTATTTCATTATACAAAGAATTATGAGAGGCATATATTATTTGACTTGAGTTATAGTTTACACCTAGATTATCTCCATCTGTAGTAAAAACAAAATCCTCAACCAAACTTGGAAGAAGTTTGACAGTACCATCATACACAAAGAAACCACCTGACAGTCCCATCCAATAAACTTTACCATCTGCATAAGCAGCAGCGTGTTGTCCAATACAACCACAGTTAGTACCAATTTGTCTAATACTAAATGTAAAAGGTGGTCCAACAAATTGCATTGTGTACGCAGCTTGGTCAGTCAGAATAAGAATATAATCTTTACCAGATATAGCTGCTACTATAGTATTTCCGGTGTCCAGTCTAAATGTACCTGCAGTATTTGTAGAAGTAGGTGTGTAATCGCTAAAGTTTTCTTGGTCACTAAATCTAATAAACATCGGATCTTGTTTTGTAGGATCTCCTACCACTGTCTCTGTACCAAAATGTACAAAGTGTCTGTCTCGATCAGACACAGCTGTAATCAATGATCTTGTTGGTGCACTTGGCATAACAACAGCTCTTTGATTTAATGGATTAGATAATGCAGCATTCCAAGTAAATGTTTTACCGTTTCTAATTGTAGCAGTAAGTATTTCACCAAAGTTATCTAATTGCCAATTACCTGGATCAAGAATTACAGATGAAGTTGTTGTTTGATTACCCCAACCTATAAAATTAGTTACCTCTGTGACTACTGCACCAGAAGAATGAGCTGATGTCACTGTTCCCGAAACTGCTCTCGTAATACCTGTTAAATCATTAGAGCTTACTCCTGAGTAAGATATTAATTCTGTTCCAACAACAATAGTTCCAGAACTTGGAAAACCAGTTGTTGATGTTAAAGTTATACTTGTACCACTACCTCCTGTACCAGCAGTATTATTTTGTAAAAGTCCGTTAAGTGTAGAAGACGGTTGGTTAGACAAAGATCCACCCCATTGTCCTGTACCCCAACCATAACCAGCAGTCTGAGCTATAGGTCCTACTTCTACGTAAGGATTGACTGTTGCTGAACCTGCCGCTGACATACCAGTACCAGTCTCATTAGCAGGCATGTTAATTGTAAATGAGTTTCCGGTAGCCGTTAATACTTCAAATGTATTTGTTGTAAAGTTAGCAGTTGAAAAACTTGTTGCACCGCCACCAGGTAAAGTAACGGAAGTAAATGTAAAGTATTCTCCTGCAAACAAACCATGTGATGCTTTGTTTACAGTCACTGTTGAGGAATTTTGTGTTGAAGTAAAAGTACAACCTGTAATAGCTGTATCTAATGGAGTGATGTCATAAAAAGCACCCCCGTAATAAATTAACAATAATTTAGAAGTACCTATGCCCGCGTATTTTCTACCATCCAAATCTGTAAATGTATGTATTGCTCTTGCTGGTCCTGATATTGTATCAGAGCCTATTGCAGTAAACCCACCAATCTTCTCAGGTTGACCGTATCTAAATCTTGTAAAGTCACCATCTATCCATTTACCCTCAGCACCTGAAGGTGTATCTGTCTTATCAAATCCTGGTATTATTTTTACATTAGCTAATGGCATACGGTATTTTACACCATTTTATATCTTCTTCCAAGTAGACGGTGATGGTATATTATGTTCTGATTTTATACCTTCCTTCATAGTAAGCATTATATCTCCTGAAATTGATATACGTGGTTCATCTTTTTTATTTTCTCCTGTTTCATGAAATATCATAGATGGAAATATTATGATATTGCCAGTTTCTGCTGGGTATTCTGCTTTACCAAAATTGTTTGAATCCCACTCTGTAAAGTAAGGATGTCTCTTTGGTATATTTAATCCAACTTTATTCGCATCATCATCTAGTAGAAAAAGATTACCTTGTTCGTGTGCTTGTGGGTAGTAAACAAAACTAAAATGACTACTCATATGTCTATGATAAGCAATGTGTTGTTCCTTAGCAGACAATGTTGCCCAAGACTTTGTAATATATAACTCAAACATTTCTAAATCATAATGTTGTTGATGTAGAGAAGCGATAATTGTTTGATTGATTTCTTCAAATAACCTATCAAACCTTACATCTAAATGAAGGTTGTCATCAATACTTTGCAATTCTTTTGGTTTTATGTCCGTTGTCCGTGCATACTGAGAGTTTGTTGCAGTAATATCTTTTTTTAATATCGGTAATATTTCCTCATTAATTTCTTCGAAGTTTTCAATTTTTGTAATATAAATAGGATAACCAAACCATTTTGAAATATTAGCCATTTAATTTTCCTAAGTGATCAAACCATATATAGCTATTTA